GATTATACAAGAACAGGTGCTAACCGATACGGAATACCATCGGAACTACAAGACACAGTCAATGAATATGCTATCACTCAAGACCGTTCATTTTCAATCACTGTAGACAAAGGTAACTACCTACAGCAAAATCTTGTTAAGACTACAGGCGCAGTTATTAAAATGCAAATGAATGAACAACTATTTCCTGAACTTGATACTTATAATATGACGGTTTTAGCAGCAGCAGCAGTTACAGCAGCACAAACAGCAACAGTAGCTATTACCGCTTCTAACGCTTATTCAAGTTTGCTTGATGCCTCAGTTGCCCTTGATAATAGTAAAGTACCACGTAAAGGCAGAATTGCTTTTATATCACCAGCATTTTACAAATTTATTAAATTAGATAATTCATTTATTAAAGAGTCTGACATGGCTCAAAAGATGTTAATAAATGGAGTAGTCGGTGAAGTAGATGGTATTAAACTCGTAATGTTGCCAACTAGCTATTTACCTACTAGCACAGCATTCATTTTAACTCACCCATCAGCAGGCGCAGCACCTATGCAGCTTGAAACAGTTAACACTCACGAAAATCCACCGGGAATCAGTGGAGCATTAATTGAGGGACGTTTTATCTATGATGCGTTTGCATTAGTTCCTAAGATTAAGGCAAATTACCAGCACAAAATAGCTTAATTAATAAAACAATGGGTGGGTTTTAGTACCCTAAGAATTTAAGTCATTGTAAAACTAGGTGGTAATAAACTGCCACCTGTCTTTTAAACAAAGGAGTGGTTCAATTGAAACTAACCAAAGATAAAAGAATAGTCACTGTAGATGATTCAGTAGGGAAAATAATGATTGAACGTCACGAGTGGGAAGTATACAAGGAACCAAAGGCTAATCCAGTAGATAAACGTAAGACAACTAAGAAAGCCTAAACCATAAGGCGATCATACTAAAACAGTGTGGTTGCCTTATTTAATAGGAGGTAAAAACATGAGTACAACCGTACAAGAAATTATATATGATGCAAGAGCCTTGCTAGATTCCTATACAGATGATGGCGTAGTTATTGCAGCAGCAGAGTTGCCTGACTTTGAAGCATCATGTTTGCGCTTTACCGACATGGGTCAAAAAGAACTATTTAAAATAGGTAGAATACAAAAGACTATAGAATTAGCCAACTCACCTATTAATAATGAATTAGGCACTCAATTTGATATAGTCGACTTTTTAGGTGAAATTCAATATTATCCTAGCGAGAATGGCGTTGTGGCGAAATCTTACTACTTTGAAGCGGATAGAACCCACACTGTAGTAGTTCAGGAGTACGAATCAGGCACTTGGAGCGATTTAATAACAACTAGTACCAATGTAACTTCATTAACGGCTTATAAGGCTAATATAACACCTACTACAGTTGGTAATAAGATTAGGTTAAAGTTTACAGGCATAACATTCTACCGTCATGTTAATAGAGCTTTATATAACGTATCTTTTCAATCAGATGCTGACGTACCTGTTTATCAAGCATGGATTGAGTTAACTTTACCATCAGACTTCAAATCATTAGAAGATGTAATTGAAGAATTTGAGTGTAATAACTACCATTCATCTACTAGTCATAAATTCGAAGCACCTAACAGATTTTATTATAATTATTTCTTTAGAGGTATATTAAGAATAGTATATAACCCTATTCCAATAACAATAACTGCTAAAACTGATACTTTAGAAATAGACGATATAGCAGCTAAAGCCCTAGCTTTTTATATTGCATCTTGGATTAGTCCATATGAAAACCAATCAATGACTAACCCATTGTTTCAAAAGTACGAAGAATTAAGAGAAAGGTTAACTATGACCGAACCATCAACAGAAGAATCAATCATTGATGTTTATAGTAGTAGCGGTAATACATGGTAAGAATTACACCAGCTAAAGTTCCAAAACCTATTGAGATTGAAAGATTTTTAGGGCTTAATCAATCTATTGGCGAAACTGAAATCAAACTAGGTTCAGCAATTGTTATGAATAACTTTAGGCTTACTCAAGACTATAAACCAAAAAAACGTGATGGTCATAATTCTTTAATAGACTTTGGTAATTCAAAAGATGTTCAAGGTCTATGGTATGGTACAATTGCGGCAAAGAATATAATGTTAATTATAAACGATACTAATGTATATGAGTACGACATGACAGCAGTTACAACAACTATAGCTATTGCAGATTTAATTACAGAAGGTACCGTTACTATTATTGGAACTATTACAGATGCTAAAACTCAAATATTTTGGTTTGAAAGCAAATTGTATTTTATAAATGGCACAGACTTTAAAACCTATGATGGAACTACTTATGCTAATGTGGTTAATGGTGCAAATACAAAGATCCCTACTTTAGCAATAGAAACCCCACCAGCAGGTGGTGGCACTGATTTTGAGCAAATTAATTTAGTTCAAGTAAAACGTAATCAAAACTTTACAGGCAATAATGTAGCAACAGTTTATCAAATAAGGGAATCAGATTTAGACGTAGCAACAACAACTGTTTTTGTAAATGGTGTCGCCCAAGTAGAAACAACTGACTATACTGTTAATAGAACTACAGGGCAATTTACATTTACGGTAGCACCCGGAACAGATGCTTTGGTTGTTATAGGTTGGTCTAAAACAATAGCAGGCAATTCAGCCCTTGTAACAAATAATAAGTATTTTGTTTTATACGGACCTGGCAATAATACAAATGTATTTTTATTTGGTAATGCTAATCACAAGAATAAACGCATGAGAAGTGGTGTACTTGATGCAACATATTACCCAGAGTTTAGTTTTACATTAATTGGTTCTGATGAATTTTTTATAACTGATATTGTAATTCAATATGACAGACAGATAATATTCAAGGAAAGTAAAACCTTTTATAGTTACAGTGAGTATATAACCGCATTAGGTGGCTATGAGTACCNTGTTTTAGAGCTTAATCAAACAGTAGGCAACATTGCACCTAATGGAGTGCAACTCGTGGATAATAGCCCTGTATCGCTTCAAGATAATTCATTATGGAAATGGGATAGCACTCAAATTAATGATGAAAGAAATGCTACAGCTATATCAGAACGCATTGGTGAATCGTTAAAAGCCCTTGATTTATCAACAGCCATTACTTTTGATTATCAAAGCAAAAAAGAACTATGGATTAACATAGGTAGTAATGTATATATATACAATTACAAAAATGATACATTTTACATTTACACAAATATAAGAGGTACAATCTTTTTAGAAATTGGTGGTACTGTATATTATGGTGCAAATGGCACATTAGAAAAGTTTAGTGGTCCTAACGATAACGGTGTTGCAATTACAGCTAGAATAGAGTTAGGATTTACAGATTTTGGAGTAAGCGAATTATCAAAAAACTCAAGGGTAATGTGGGTAGCAATTAAGCCATCAAGTAGAACAAGCTTAACAATAAGCTATGCAACTAATAGGTTTGATTCAGGATCTTCAAGAGAAATAAAACCAATTCGTTATATATTATTCGATTGGGCTTATGTTGATTTCGGTAGCTTTAGTTTTTTAACAAACCGTAACCCACAAGTTTTTCAGCGTAAATTAAGAGCGAAAAAATATTCATACATTAAGATTATATTTGAAAATAAAGAACTAGATGAATCTTTAGCAATTATAGCAATGAAACTTTTGGCAGAAACACAAGGATTCAACAAGTAATTATAAAGGAGTTGACAAAATGTCATTCACAAATCCAACATATCCAACTAATAATGTAACACAATTACCATCAATTGTAGAAGAACAAGAAGCGTTATTAAAACAAAAGTTCGACCAAGCAAGTATAGACATTAAAGCTTATCAAATAGCCCACAATGTCGAGTTAGAAGCAAGTGATTTGACTAATACAAAATTAACTGGCAATCAAACGGTGGCAGGTGTAAAGACGTTTACATCAAGCCCTATTGTGCCTACTCCAACAACTGATTTTCAAGCAAGCACAAAGATATATGTTGATAGCAAAGATACAACACAAACAGGAGCATTAACTACTCATAAAACATCAGCAGATCATGACAGCAGATATTACACTGAAACGGAAATAAACGCTTTTGCAGTTAAGCTTACAGGCAATCAAACAATAGCTGGTATAAAAACGTTTAGTTCTTCACCACTAGTACCAGTAGCTACTACAAACACACAAGCACCACAGAAGGTATATGTTGATGATGCCCTAGCTTTAAAAGCAAATGACAACGCTGTTGTTAAACTAACAAGCAATCAAAGCATAGCAGATGTTAAAACATTTACATCAAGCCCAATTGTTCCAACGCCAACTAATTCAACACAAGTAGCTAGTAAGGGCTATGTAGATGGTCATGTTGTTAATTTACAATCACAAGTTATAAGCAATGATGTTGATATATCAGCACTTCAAACTAGCAAAGCTAATACGACTTATGTTAATTCAGAAAACTTAAAGGATGTGAAGCTAACTGGGAACCAGTCAATAGCAGGCGTTAAGACGTTTACATCTAGTCCAATAGTGCCAACACCAACAACAGCAACACAAACAGCAAGTAAAGGTTATGTTGATACTACGATAGGTGACTCTGTATTAGGTGAGGTGCCTGATGGTAGTTTAACAGATGTCAAACTGTCAAACACAGCAGGACAAATTAAAGATAGAGTAACCGACAACGCAAACGCTACAGGCAGTATAGAGACCAAAACTGATTTTATAACTGTAACACAAGCAGTTGATTTAGATAACATGGCAACAACAGTAGACTACACCGTTACTATCCCCAGCACCTCATGGACAGGCACAGAACCAGTAACCAAATCTGTTACAGTTGCAAGCATGCTATCAACCGA